TCAAATAATTTTTGTTTACAGCTTAAAAATTAAATTTAATTTCATTATTAAAAATTATTCTCGAATATTATTTTTTTTATTTTTTAATATAAAAATATCTTTCATTTAATTCACCGTCAGACTTAAATCCGCTACCAAATACTTATTCATTTGATGAAAATTGGTTAGAGTTATACCAGGTGTAGAGATTAAAGTCGTAAAAGAGTTAATTCCACCAGCAGCGTATCCTTCGGGAGTTGTAGCGTTAATTGGTACTGCAGAAAAGGGCCCTGAATTAGAACCAGTGCATTTGAGTAGTTGGAGAGAATTCGCTAACACATTTGGTGCGAATCCAGACTTTACATTAACAGAAGATGCTAGACGAAGCTTCCAGAATGGAGTTTTTGAAGTGGTTGCTGTAAGAGTGGTTGGTGAAGGCGGAGAGTTTGCCGTATACGATTTAAAGGATGCTGCGAAAGCAGATACGGTTTCATTGAAGGCTAAAGCAATAGGATTAGCAGGTAACAACGTCAAATTCAGTATCGAAAGTGGAACAGCAGAGGACAGTGTGAGACTTGTTGTGAGTGATGGTGAAGTCATCGAGGTTTTTGATGACCTCGTCATAGACTCTAAGAGTGACAGGTATCTTGTAAAATACGTGAATGATAACTCGACTCTTGTTTCCGCTGAAGATTTGAAATCTAAAACAGCAGCACCTAAGAACAACCCAGCTCGAGTAGAAGCCAATTTGAAGGGAGGCAAGAATCCAGGTCGTCCTTCAGAGAAGGGTTTTGAAGCAGCCTTAGAGCAACTGGAGGCTGTACCAGAAGCAGACATGGTTTTAGCTTGCGAAGTTTCTGATCCTGCTATTCACGCTCTTGTTGAGGCTCATTGTAGTAATATGAGCACAGAAGCCATGGGTAGAATTGGTCTTGGAACCGTTGCAAAGGGTGAAAATATTAAAGACATTGCGAAGCGGACTGAGGTGTTAAACAGTGACAGGTTTGTCCTTGTGGCTCCACATGGTATTGCAGGAGCTGTCGCTGGTCTCATAAGTAGACTGAGTTATTATGAGTCGCCAACATTTAAGCCTGTTAAAGGACTCTCTAAACTGGAGAAGTATTACACTCCATCTGAGCTCAGACAATTGTTGAATGCAGGGATTCTACCATTAATGGCTCAAAGAGGAAGAGGCATCATTATAGTGAAAGGAATCACTACAAGCAAGGAACAGATAAGTGTTATGCGAACAACTGATCACGCTGTAAGAATAGTAAAGTCGATTGGAGACCTATTCATAGGCACACTGAATACTGATAGAGGTCGTAGAGCTCTAAAAGAGAAGATAACTGAGACTATGATCCGAATGGAACGAGAAGAGGCTATTGTTCCAAGCACTGACATGACAGAGCCAGCGTTTATAGTAGACGTTTACAGTTCTCAATTGGACTTTGCACAGGGCATCGTACGTGTGGACCTCGCAATAAGACCAGTAAGAGCGATAGATTACATCTACGCAACAATAAATGTACAAGCATAGGAGATATGAAAAATGTCATTAGTAATTGCATCTGCTGCAACAAGCAAGGTAACGATTGACGGGGAAGATGTAGCGGGTCTACAATCCATGGAATTTGCTGTTCGGAGAAGACAAATGGATATAGATGCCCTTGGTGTAGGAGAACGAATCGGTGTTGATGCAGGACACATATTTGTCACAGGTACATTAAGAATAAGATCACTTAACAGTACACTAGATGAACGGCTATATGCACTAGTCCCCCAACCTTTCAACATGGTTACAGAACTTAAACAAGGAGAAACAACAGTAAAGACGATAACCTTTGATGAGTGTTTCCTAGACGATAAGAGCTTCGAACTGACAGCGAACGGTGTTGGGATAACAGTATACAACTTTACGGCTACAAGAGTAAGGGAAGAGTAATCGAGTAAAGTGGCTATCGAAAAGGGACTGAAATGAAGCGGACTAAGAGGCTCACCAAAGAGGATATACTAAAAGGCAAGAATAAGTCTGAATCCGTCTACTTGCAAGATTACGATGCTGAAGTTGTGATTCGTCCGTTGACAGATGGAGAGTTGACCGAGATTTTTTCCCTCATTGGCAGTATTCCACTAAGAGAGGATGGGACTCCTGATGTCAATAAGATTGACATCACAAAAAACTTTGAAGCCTTAAGACTTGCAACGGCACAAGCTCTTGTAGAGCCTAAACTCACCTTAGAAGAAGTCTCTGAAATGAAGTTCGGTGTACCTGAGTTAATAGGCACAAAAGTGCTTGAGATAAGCGGAGTCACATCGGCGGAGGAAGCCGAAAAAAAAGGGTAATGATCGAGGAATTCGTTAAAAGCCCTGAGGGTCTTGAACTCACCACTCTCTGCTTAGATTACGGATATCGACTAGAAGAACACCCGCGAGACCTCACGCGGGATCAAATCAACTTCCTCATAGCAGCGATAGCCTACAGGCTGAAACAGTTGAGTTATACACGACCCACTGAGAAAGGGGTTACAAGGATCGTCTTTGAGTGAACTTAAAAACAAGATTAGATGATTGACAATGAGTCAATTTGGCGATTTTATTGAGAACGTCTATAAAATCAATGAGAGTAGGGCCAAATATGTCTCAAATCTTCAACGAGTAAATAAAGAAGTATTCTCTAAAGCGAATAATTTAAGCGACTCTGTTAAGCCCCTTTTTGAATTCGTCTCAAAACTTAAACTACAAATGATTGACATTCTCCCCTTTAGTTACTCAACTAATCTTATGCCACTTTTAAGACCAGTCTTTGATGCTTTTAGCTCAGAGTTAGAGAACGAAATAGTGTCAAACCTCGAATCCTTTCGACTGTCAATCTTTTGGAGATTCAAACCTCTAACAGACATTATTGACAAAATTGTTGGTGGGCTTAGAGAAGAATCAAGACGTATTATGTTAAATCGAAGAAAATTACCAACTTACTCAATACAACCAAAGGTTTATCCAATAACTTCTGAAGAAAAACATGTAATTAGCGATCGTATTGGTCCAACTTCACAATTTAAATATCTACTCGCTTCAAGGACTCCAAAAATAACAATAAGACGCGATGTGGATTACAGTGATTACGATATTAAAGGAGGAAAAGTGACTTCGGAGGTTGAAACAAAAGATAAGATTTCTTTAAAAATCACCCCTGAAGTTCCTATCATTTCTTTAACTCCAAATTTTGTACGTGTAAGAAGAAATGTTGCAAGCGTTTCGAAAAAGGGGATGACTAAACTCTCAAGTGGTACTTTATCAGAGTTATACACTCGTCGGGTTTCTGATTGGTCAAGAGCTTCATACGCTACTTTATCACAAATGTCAGATATTGGAAAATTTTATTTTTCAATCCCCGCAATAAAAAGGGGTCTACAACTATTATCTGTTGGTGGAGTAGGCCCTTTCATAACAAAGTTACCGTTTGTTACACCATCGTCATTCAGGCGTGATGAAGAACACTTGACAGAAAGCCAAATAGTTGGACCTCCACCTCAAATTTTTTCCAGGCTCTATTATGGTCCACTTAATTTACCTTATCATGTTCTCACGGCTAAATCCTCATTATCAGATTCTGTATTCAGTCACAGGTTACTAGAAATTGAAACTCTGTTTAAAGAGGTACTCAGGCATCTTTTCAGAGTATACAGTTCAAGTCCTCCAATATCTCGTCTACCTTCAATAACAGAGATTTCGAAGGGTGAACGAGACCATTTTGGAGGAGAGTTCGCAAGGTCATCATCTGGTTATCCTGAGACTTCAATAACTGCATTAGCAGCGATTGCGCCTAGTGCTTCAAGAGTGTATTCTGAACTGGTCAAACGTATTCTGAAACCTCAGCTAACAGAAATGGGTGGTTACTCTCGAATAATTACTGAGAAGGTCGTTGAGAGTAGTATTTTTAGAACACAACGCCCCCCTGTTTTTAAAGCGCTACGTGGAATAATCACAAGACAAGATTATCGCACTGCTGCTACAAGAGGAGTTCCTCCTTCTACAGGTTTCAAAATGGATAAGTCGTCTGTTGAAGAGTACTATGAGTTAGGGAAGAGATTTAACGCGATTCCAGAATCTCGCCGTGCGATTCCTCTGACTCTGGATAGATATAAACAGCTTCTATTTACTACCCGATCATTCCTTCAACCATCAAAGGGTAAAATAGCTGAAGCGGTTAGTTATCAACAACCTATTAAACTAAACATGAGTGTTTTAGATGAATTTTATGGAGTTTCTAAGGCACTTCTAGATCGAGAAACAGGAGTACAAAAGGCTCTTCAATTATCGGTTGATGGAGCAATCAGTGATATGATGGTTGTAGAGAGAAACGTCATGGAGAGGTTCTCATCGGATTCTCCAGTGACTGTGCCTACAGTAAAGCTTCAGGAGATTGTCTCCACAATTTCTTCAATTCAGGCACCATCCGAAAGGGATATGCCTACAAGGATAATGCGCGATCGATTGATTAGGTCAGGATCATCCAGATCAATAGAGGTCACTGTAGACTCTTTAAGGGATGAAAGAGACATTCGCGAATTGGAAAGAAAATTAGCCAGAATTCTAAGAGAAGAAGCAAGGAGGTATGGGTTGATATGAGTATCGAGCTTGATGGAATGCCCTTAATCAGACACGTTAGAGAAGACGACGCTGGAGCGACCAAAATGCTCAGAAGCGTCTTCAATATCGGGATAACTGAAAAGCGTCAAATTGTCGAACACAAGATCCCTGGTCTAGAAGGGGGCGTCCTTCAAGATCTGGGTAGAGTACCTGTTAGGATCTCATTCGAAGGACTAATCTATGGCGAAGAAGCCAAGGAAGCTTTGGAGGAGATCAGAGCAAAGTTCAAGACTGGTGAGCCTGTTCCGTTCTCCTCTGATTTAAGTGGTGTAGCTGAGGTCACTCAGGTTCTCATCGAGGATTTTCAAGTTGAAGACGCAGGTGGTGTAACTAACAGGTACAGGTATTTTCTTTCATTGAGAGAATATGTTCCCCCACCTCCTGAGGAGGAATCTGCTCCCAGCCAAGATGAGGAAGCTGAGGAAGAAGTTGAGGATGAAGCAGATGACGCTTTAGCATCTGTTAATTTTATTACAGGTAAGGTCTTGGATCCTGATGGGAATCCCAAGGCGGACATCGATGTGAAAATTACTTGGGATGGGGGGGAGTTCACTGTGAAAACCGATGAGGAGGGTGTTTATAGAAAAGATGACTTGGAGCCAGGCACATATACGGTCACTGTTGATGCTACAGGATATGAAGATGTTCAAGAAGAGGTTGAAATAAAATCACAAGGCGAATAGGTCTTTCATATAACAGCTCTTTTCCACATCTTAACTTACTAACTTAATGAGTTGGATAGAGCAACTTATATTTCCAAATTGATAGGAAACATAAGAGGTATATTGGAATATGTCTAGCGTTGAAAAGATAAATTGGCAAGTACTTGAAGAGGTTCTCATTAGTGATATCGACTTTGTTACTAATGTTGTGAATAAGAGCATCTTGGGTAAAGCTGAAACATTAGAGAATGACGTTGAAGAAGGCGTAATTAGTGTAAATACCTTTAAGGAAAAAATGAAATTTCGAGAAATAGCTTTCAAATCATTACTTGAGTTAATAACAAGATACGATATAGAACTTCGCTTACAGAAATGATAAGACTCTCCAAAAATGGTTCACATTAGCTAGCTATTATCATGTTCAACTAATGTATTTCGAATAGTTAAAGAGGAAATTCAATGCTTAAGCCAGATTATAGCATTCAAATCGGTACTGAAACTATCGAGCCAGGAGTTGAAAGTCCTTTAGTTTTTCTTCGAATAAACATTGACATGAACATCCCAGCAGATTTCTTCGAAATGATGTTTGGTGTAAGTAGTAAAACATCTCAGATCTCGAAGGAAGATGATGTTTCAATCAAACTAGGTTATGAGGGAGATCTCAAAGATGTCTTCAAAGGCGCTGTAGACAACGTTGAGCCAAGCATCTCTGGGATCAGGGTTCAAGGATTTAACTTTGCTACAAAACTTCTCAAATTGAGAACAAACCAAGTATATGAGAGCCAAACTGCTGGAGGAATAGTCTCAGACCTTACAGATAAAGCTGGTTTATCTACAGATGAGGTCTCAGATGGGATTAGTTTTCCTCTTTACGTTGTTGATGATAATAGAAATGCCTTTGATCATATTAGCGTTTTAGCTGAAAAATGTGGTTTTGATGTTTACTTGACTAGTGAAAATAAGGTAATGTTCAAGAAGTATGAGAGTAAAGAACCACACGTTTTTGAATATGGGAAGAATATTCTCGAAATTGACTTGCAAGAAGAGGTCTCTCCGATCACAGGCGTCATGGTTCAAGGAGAGAGTCCATCAAGCTTCAAGGGTGCTGATACATCTCATTGGCTTACAAAAAGGCAAGTCGAAGGTATAGCGGGAAGTGGAACAAACCTCTTAATCCAAGACCCTGCAATAAGAGACAAAGATACTGCTGAGACAGTTGCTAAGGCAAAACTCAGTACGCTTGAAAGAACTGTATTTGGAACTGTGAAGATTATTGGAAAGGCTGATGTAAGGCTGGGAGATACTATAGAGATTAAAGGAATGAGTAACTCTAAGATGAATGGAGAGTTCCAAGTTCTTGGAATTGAACATTTTCTCAGCAAATCTGCTGGTTATACTACGCTCATTAATTGGAGGAAGTGAACGTGTCTAGTATGGTTGAAATCATAAGAAAAATTGTGGAATCCGAGATAAAGAAGATACATATAGCTGAGATCGGGGTAGTAACTTCGATTTTTCCGCATTCAAGTGACAGCGATAAAGACAATTACGAGTGTAATGTCAAGCTGAAATACAAAGATTTTGAGCTACGAAAGGTTCCTGTTTCAACCCAACACATTGGATTGGTTAACACTCCCAACATTGGTGATCTGGTGCTTGTGTCATTTGTGAATGGAGACATAAACTCACCCGTTGTTGTAGGGCGATTATACACTGATGAGGATAGACCTCCACCCAACAAAGAGGAGGAAATTGTCTACATACCACCCTACTCGAAAGAATCGGGTCTCAGAAGGGTTCATATGGAGTTCCCAAGTGGGATCATATTAACCGTAACTGATGATGATGTAGCTGTTGAAGTAGGCAAGACTACTCTGAAACTAAATTTAGATGGAGACATTACCATTGAGTCAAATGCTAACATCAATGTCGGAGCAGATGGAGACCTATATTTTTCAGCAGGAAACATAACGATGGAAAGCCAAAATAACATGGAGTTCAAAGCTGGGGCTAACCATTCTACTACCGCACAAGGTAACATCACAACAAAGAGTACTGGTAGCATGGAACATAGCGCTACAGGTAATTTAACAGTTAAAGGGACTGGTCCTACAGAAGTAAGTTCTTCTGCAACATTAACATTAAGAGGTTCTTTGGTTAATATAAATTGATGATTGAGGTATTTTATTGAGACCTTCCCTTTTTTCAACTTATGGTATAGATGAAAAAAAATTTCATTCAAAAATTTTTCGATTCCTTCTCCATACAAAAAGGTCTCAACGACAGTACATATTTTTTCAAAAAAAAGAGGGTTTAGACACTCAAAAAGGGTATCTGTTAATTGGCGGTATTTGAAATGTCAAAAGATCTTCTTGGATTAGACTTGAAGTTAGTAGATAAAGAGTTGGGAAGCGACTTAGATGTCAGTTTCACAGGAGACTTAGCTACGGTCAGCGAAGAATACAATTTAGGACAAGCTATAGTTAACAGGCTCCGAACAAGGCCAGGAGAACTATCTGAACTTGGCCACTCTCAATATGGCTCACGATTATACGAATTGATAGGAGAACCAAATAATGAAAGGACGAGGGGACTCATCAAGTTGTACACGCAAGAGTGCATTGCACAAGATCCTAGGGTAGAGGAGATAGTAAGTGTTCGTGTTGAAGTACCCAAAGAGAACCCTAACCGAATTAACATTAGTATGTCTGTTCTACCAAGAGGTAAAACGACGACCTTAAACATAGTATTTCCTTTCTATTTGGAGGTGGAGTAATTGGCTTATACAAGAAGATCTTATGAAGAGATAAGGGACAGCATTCTATCTCAGATAACTAAAGGCATAGTCAATGAGAAACACACCTATGAACCTAACAGGACAAGATACAAGTTAGCTAACACTCCCGTAAAGGAGATCGTTAAGGTAGACGGGATGTTAGGAGAGGTTCATTACACTTTTTTATCAGGTGAAGATTTTCATAAAATAGGTGACTTCATTGAGTGGTTATCGGAAGGGGATACTCCAGATGATAGGACTGCTTTCTTTGTAAACTATACATTTGGTGAACCGACAGGTGTTACAGACATTAATCCTGGAAGCGTGGTTAGAACTATCACTGAAGCTTTAAGCCGAGAGATTGATTTCCTGTATGCACAGCTCAAACATGTCTACCTTGCTGGTTTTATTGACACTGCACGTGGGAGCGCTCTTGACCTTGTTGTTTCAATTCTAGGAGTGGAACGTAAACCAGCGGAACACGCAACTGGGTGGGTCACATTCGGGAGAAACACTGAGCCGGGGGAGATTACAATAGAAAATGAGACGTACGTTCAAGATAGTAAGGCATCTTATGAACTAAAGAGCTCTCCTGTGAAAAGCATTGTTAAAATTGAAGGATTATTGAACGGAGAGCTCCATACCTTCGAAGAAGATGTCGACTTTGTATTGTCCGATGACACAGTGGAATGGTTAACTGAGGGAAAAAAGCCTGACCGCGACGCCTTGGTATATGTTGACTATCTTATTTACGAACAGATAGAGATACCTGAAGGAACCCGTGTCTCGACTTATTCAAGAAGACCTGAAGAATTGAAGGTCTACATCACAACGGAGAGGAATTTTATTGAAAAGACTCCTGTAGGAAGATGGGAAGTAGACGTTCCTGTACGTGCTTCTGTAGCTGGAAGGGTAGGCAATGTAATAGCTGGGTCTGTAATCGTCATGCCCCAACCACTTCTAGGAGTAGAATACGTGATTAATCGCGTGGACATCCTCAATGGTATCGATGACGAAACAGATAACGAGCTTAGAGAGAGGGCCAAACACGCATTGGAAGTCGCTGGAAAGGCTACGCTAGTTTCTCTTCACTCTGCTGTCAGAGGAGTCGAAGGAGTGAGTTCTGTTAAGATTGAAGACATGCCGGATGGAGTTACTGGAGTAATCAAAATAATCGCGGATGGTGGAGAAAGCAGCGAAATAGATAAGGTAATCAACGACACCCGAGCAGCAGGAATTAGAGTAGAGTTTTCGAGACCACTGCCTGTTTACATTGACATGAATGCCACAATCACTCTTGAGATCAACATGACCTCTTCTAAGGTCACTAGAGAAGTAGAAGCAAAGATTCGAGGTTACATTGCTTCACTTGATATAGGTGATAATGTGGTGTTCAGTCGAATTTTAGGAGTCATTTTAGGTGTTAATGACGTGTATGACGTAAGTGAGATAGTAATTAACGCTTACCGAAGAGAAGAATCAGAAGCAACAACGAGTACAAGGGAGAACGTAGAGATACGTGCTGAAGAGAGAGCAGTTGCAAGAGAAATCAATATTTTGGTAAAGATGATCGAAACCGGGTGATCACCTGTTGGAGAGAACCGAGAGAATATTGAATGTCTTTCCTGGTTACTATAAGACTTGGGACAGTGATTCTCGAATCTTCAAGGTAATAAGCGCGTTTGGGAAGAGAGTAGATGAGGCAGAGAAGGATCTCTTTTCAATACTGCGAGCTCACTGGGTTGACAAAGCCTACAATACAAACTTGGACCGATTGGGAGCGATATACAACATGGAGAGGAAGCCTGGTGAGAGTGATAGTGAATACCGGGGTCACCTAAAACGTGCGATAATGGAGTTCAAGGGGGGTGGGACCATAAGTGCCGTTCTCTCATCAGTGAAGATGGCTTTGAATTTACCCACGGATTATTCTTTAGAATTGAATGAGAATCCTCCAAAGGAGATCATCAAGGAATTCAGTTTTACTACAGGTGACCTCTTTACTATATCAAGTGAAAGTGTTCTGGACGCTAAACCGAGTATAGATATCAGTGTTGAAACCGAAGATGCAGAGATCTCTAATCCAACACTAACTAACATAGATACTAATGAAGCTATTACGTTTATGGGCGCCATCAAAAGTGGAGAACATCTAAAGATAGAAGACGGAAAAGCACACCTCAACGATGAAGACGTTACTGAGAAGTTATCCATAACAACCGTTCCTCAGTTGTTGAGGAAAGGATCGACTTGGAGTTACACTGAGATAATAGAGGAGGAAATAGGAGTGTTCAACGTTGCACAATTTGATCATTCGATATTTGCGTTTGGAATCCCAACAGTTAAGATATTATTACAATGGACGGCTTATCAGCCGGCTACTTTTGAAATTAAAATTCCAAAGAACACCCTTTATAGAGGGAACGACATCTCATTGGTAGAAGCGGTTATCGACTCTATAAAAGCTGTTGGCGTGAGAGCCATAATCAATGTTATAGAGGAATGA